GCTGAAGATTCCTTCACTGATGAGACTTTTCTCACTGGTGCCTCTTCCGTTATCTTCAATCTTCTTGCTTTTACGAGTATCTCAAATAAACCTAACACTCGTCTGTTTGATAAAGCTTATAGCTTTGTCACTGCAGATGAGAACCGAGGTGTTTCTCGCATCTCAGGTTTCCTTGATATTTTATTACGCTACTTCCAACGCTTTGTTGATTATTTGTGTACTGATGTATTGGGACGTGAGAGAATTGTTTTCGTCAAACAGAACTTTTCTTATCGCGTCACAGAATGGATTTCTCGAGTTTCAGATCTTGAAGCTCGCCACCATTCAAATACATTGGAATACAATATGTCAACTTATAATAACCTCCGATCCGAAATTAATATTGGCCGCATGTTGTTAGTCCCCGTGAAACACAACGTGCAGTCTACTGCTGCTATTACCACTGTTATGCGCACGCTTGACGGCTTGATGACTCATTACTCATCTCAAGCTGACTCGCGTGCACATGACCGTGTACCCCCCTTCGCTGTCGCCCTCACAGGTGAAAGCGGAGTGGGAAAATCCACTATGGTAACTTATTTGGCTGCGGCTCTGTACATGCGAAAGTGTACTCCTGCCCAAGCTAAAGATTTTGCCAATGACCAAAATTCCGCCGTTTATCACTGGCCCTCCGGTGTTGAATGGTTTGATGGATTTAACCACCAACCAATTGTCGTTGCTGACGATTGGGGACAAAACAAGACCCCTCATACTAAGGGTGCCTCGCAAGAGGAAACCCTTATCCGATTACTGAACTCTGTACGTTTTTCTGTCCCAAAGGCGCAAGCTGATGAGAAAGATAAGACGTACGCTGACCCCGAATACGTGATCATGACAACTAATGTGCACGATTTAGCTACAGATGCTATTGCGTGCCCAGAAGCCTTTAAACGACGATGGAACGTCGTTTCAAGTGTCACGATCAAGCGAGAGTATGCGGTTGGCAACGAAGAGAATTTTTCTCTCCGTCGTCTTGACCGAACTCTTGCTGCTAAAGCTCCAAAAATGACAGATGTTTGGGAGTTCAGGACCAAGTTCCTGAACCCTCAAAACAACTGTTTTGTTTATACCAACAACGTCTACAATTTTGAAGACTTTGTGTCTATGTGCTCCGACCTAGATGCATTGTTTAAAGAAACTCAGTTAGCACTCTTGACTGGCCTCAAGTCTTATCTTGATGCCTTAGCTGCTGAGAAATCTCGAATTGTAGATGATGGTTCTGGTGTGGATATTACATCCGAACCAGAGAACAATCCCTTTGGCCCAACATTGAAAGCAATGTTGAGTGAAAGGTTTACCAACCTCGTTTTCCGACCCCAAGTTGCTGCTCAGTCAGACACAGATACTCCCGCTTGTACCTTTTTAAGGGAACACAAGAGCGATTTCTTTTGTGATTCTGAATCTGACTTTGAAGCGCTTAGACAACATATCGGTTGCACTGATAAATGTAAGCGTACTGTTAAGGAACATCTTTCTGACAGTTACGTGTACTCGTGTACGGTATTGAAGCGCGCCCCTCTGCCTTCAGTATTAACACTTGAACCACAAACCAATGCAATCAAACCAACTCCGTTTAAGGAAGTGAATGAAATGTTCTCTAATGGATATGTTGATGTCCAAAAGAGGATACGAAATTCACTTTCTCCATACTCTGCACTTACATGGTGCTATGATCACGCGAAGTACATTATTATGTTCACGACGATCATATCCGCCGTGAAAACAAGTTATAACTTCGTACAGAAATTAGCCCATGCCTCGATCTCAGACGTTGATGCTCAAGGTTCACCAGAACATTCTGGCACTGATAAAGTTGCCAAAACCAAAAGTGAACGTAGAACATATAAACGTATGACAAATAAAGAAGCTAAAGCCCGTAGAACCGATTCGGGTGACCGCTGGATGTCTCGTAATACAGACTCTAGTGGAACCACTTGGATTGGGTCCCAGGCTCACGTAGACAGTGACACACCTAGAAATCTTGAATTTTTTGAGTCTCTTGATAGAGCTCAGAATTGCCAGGAAATCTATGTTTGTACTGTTGATGAAAACTCCAGGACTTATAAGAAGATTGGTTTCGCACTCTTTATATGCGATAACCATGCTATCATGCCCTCACATTTCTATTATTTCTTGAAGAATTTATCTTCAAACCAGACTGTTTACTTTGCTACCCCAGGAACCAACCCTGCCACGATTGTTGGAACTGGTCTCAGTTTCAACAATTTTGGTAGACCACCCACCACTGACGATTGTAAGAAAGATTTGTGGTTAACCCAGATTACCGGCATGCGTTCTTTTAAACGCATCACTGATAGTTTCCTTTCCCGAGACGAGATCGAATCTTGTTTCAGGCAGGGATCCAACAAAGTCACTCTTTATTTATATGAAGATGGCGATGTTCAATGGATTGACCATAGTCTAACCCGCTTAACCTCCTCTGTTCGTTACGGCAAGAAACCCGGCATTGATGACCCTACATTGTTCAATGTCGAGTACGGTATTGTGTATGATTCCTTCACTAAGAAGGGTGACTGCGGCTTAGTCGCATTTCTTGATTCACCCGAATATACAGGAAAAATACTCAGTATCCACACTTGCGGTACAGACAGTGGTGTTGGAATTGGTTCACTCATTACACGTGAGTGGGTCGACTCCAAACTACCCGTTATAAGCCAGATTGATATCCCAGAATGTTATCATGATGCAACAAATTTCTCGACCTTTCAAGGTCTTACATGTCTTGGTAAGGCTTACCCACCTTGCCATGTTGCTCGTGATACCAAACTGCGCCAAACTCCTCTTTCAACTCGAAAAGTCTTGCCCACAACTGACCGCGCTCCGGCTGTCTTACATGTGGTTTCTCGAGATGGAGAGAAGATTGACCCATTCAATCTGAACTTACTTCCCTACGCTACCCCCGATGCACGAGTGCCTGAAGATCTACTCGACGCCGCTATATTTGATGTCAAACGTCTCGTCTACCAGCATACCAAGCCAGGTGTGTTGGGAAAACGAGTATTGACTTTCGAAGAAGCAGTGTTGGGTGTACCCGAAGACCCTCATTTCCATGCTCTTGATCTCACAACTTCTCTTGGCTATCACTACACAGTACTCTATCCTGGTTCTAAAGGAAAGAAAGCTGTGTTTGTAGTTGATGATATGACTAACCTCACGTCTGATGCTGCTCTTGCTATGCGAAGAGATGTTATGGATCTGATTGAGAAAGCAAAACTCGGTAAGAGAGTTCGTGTCTTATTTGCCTCTGCAATGAAGGACGAACTGCGCTCTCTGTTGAAAGCTAAGAATCTTAAGACCCGCCTCGTGCATGTTAGTCCTACCCACTACACAATTGCATGTCGCATGTATTTTGGTGCTTTTATAACCGCCTTTATGCAAGGCCGACCATTTAATGGCTCTGCATTAGGTATTAACCCTTTCTCCAAAGAGTGGCACACTCTAGGCCGTTTGTTGCAAACAAAAGGCCGCCATGTCGTTGCTGGTGATTTCACTAGCTTCGATGCTACTCAATATAGTATGGTGCTCAAAGCCCTACTCCCGATTATTCAGGATTGGTATGATGATGGACCTGAGAATGCTCAAATTCGTGCTACTTTGTGGGCTGATGTTTATAACTCTATCCACATACACGGACCTCACATCCTCATGTTCGACCACTGCCTATCTTCAGGACACCTTCTCACGACTATAATTAATATCCTTTATGTTAATACAGTTATGAGAATGAATTTTGTCTTGAATATGGGTGGTGATCTCATGCTACTCCCTAAGTTTACCGAATTTGTTGCTTTAGTTGCATTTGGTGATGACCACGTTATGAACATCCATGCGGATGTGATTGACAAGTTTAACTATCGAACTATTGCTGCCACTATGAAGCTCTTAGGTTTAGGTTATACTGACGAATTTAAGTCTGAAGTGTTGCCTATTTCCCGAGAACTCCATCAAGTGTTTTTCCTTAAGCGAGGTTTTGTTGAAACGCATGGTGATGGTATTATTAAAGCCCCATTAGCTCTAGAAACTATCCTCAACATGTTGTGCTGGTTTAGACCAGGTCCTGGTGCCTCAGATTCCGAACGTTTGTCCAACCTTTACTGCTCTGCTTTTATTGAATTGGCTGTACATACCAAAGAAACTTATGACACTTGGGCCCCTATCCTGTACCAACAAGCCCTCATTGACCACGTTGTCCTTGCTAAGTTAACTCAGCAAGCTTGGCTCTATGCAGGTATTGATCACGCTAAAGAAATAGCCGATACCTGTGACTACGTCACCGTGGAAGCCCAGATGGATACTAATATGAAAACCTCCGATGGAACTCCTGGTGAAGAAGTCTCAGATCGCGTAATAACTCAATTCGTGAATGATGCCCCTGCCCCCCAAGCCCTGATTTTTGAGAAACACAAAGCTATGGATAGTGGATTATATGCCGGTGGTCGTGCAGTAGAGGAGCTTACTATCAAGAGATTTCTTGGTATCCCAACTCTGTTGGATACTATCCCTTGGTTTAGTAGCGCCTCTGCTAACACTCAACTACTTGCTTTACCTCTGCCTTTCCCCCCAGCTTATAATGCCAAGACCGCCTTATATCGTGAAAAAATTAAAGGTTTTCTTGGTTTTAAGTGCTCCACAAAAGTTACTGTGCAAATCAACGCCCCACGTACTGCTCAAGGGATGTTGCTTATGCATTTTCAACCAATGGCACAAGCTACTCCGGCCGAAATCACTGCGCGCAATGCCAGTCTGACGACCAAGACTCAACAGCCTCGTGTCACTATGAATGTGAACAAGCAAACGTCCTGCGAAATCGAACTCCCCTACGTAAATGCGCTCCAATATATGGACCGAACAACTGGGGAGGGTCCTACAGGAATCCTTTATATTTCTGTTTACTCTCCCTTGGTGAATCCTTCCGCAACTAGTGTTGGTATGTCTATATGGATTAGCTATGCCGATATTGAACTCGCAATT